AATTGAACCAATAAAACTTGCGGTTCCTGCCTTTGCATACATTGAACTTGTCAAAAGAGCATTAGTGCCTGTATTTTGATTTATATATCTATATGTACCCGTAGAAATACTTGATAATAACCAAGCATTATTTCCACCATCCTTATCAGGCTGACCACTTGTAACCTGCGAAGCACCTGACCTTACTTCCCAAGTAGTATCAAACTGATTTGATTGCAGCAAGAGATTCTCTCTCTCCTTCTCAATCAGTCCGCTACTATTCACCCTCGTTGCCGTGTCCGTACCTCGTGAAAAGGTGAAGTCTCCGCTTCCGTCCGTTGGTTTGATACTATATACTTTGCNNTCTTTTACTCCGCTTGGAATCATTACAAGCGATGCTGAATCATATAGACTCGCCATAATTTATTGTTTTAATTCATTTATATCACTAATCGTACACGCTCTCGCTTCCAATGTACCTTCATCTACCACTACTCTCGCAGCATATGGTTCGTATACCAACCTACCATCATCCGCTTGAGGGATTCTTCGTAGTGCCTTACTAACACATTCAAAAGCCTCTAACGCTCCATCATCAGCTAATACTCTCTGCTGATACGCAGCAGGAGCAAGAATATAGAACATTGCACTGCCCCAGCCTATTTGGTTGGTAAAGGCATCTCCGCTTCCCCACCAAGTTGAGCCGTATATTGAGCCGTAGCCTCTTTCATCACTTGCCATTCTTTTTCTTTTTGAGGTAAACGATCAGCTTATTGACGTTTACTGTTTTTGGTTTATGTTTCTTTACAGCACCCATCCGCTAAAGTTACTGTCTTTTAATGGATGTATGTCGTCGTTGTTGTTGGTGTTGTATTCCGGGAAGAGGTTATTGTTGAAGCTCATATAGTCAATGAACCGGCGAGTGTAGTACTCGGCCAGGTTCCTCTCTTTCTCAATCAGGAAGGATAGGTCCTCACGGCCTACCGTCTCTCCGTTCTCCACCTGGCGCTTGTAGATACCTCCGTTGCTGGCCGTGAAGGCCGCAAACGGTAGGTACTCTGTCATTGCCCAGTGGATAAGCATTGGCTGCACGTATGTGTCTACCAGTGTTTGGTAGTCGCCGGTCAANGTTCCGGCNATGATGTCGCTGCCTATGCGCTCGTATAGTCTTGTCCCTAGGTACTGCTGTACGTGTACCTCCTGGGCGATCTTTATGAATTGAATGAACTTGTCCGTGTCCACATTCCCCGAGAGGAAGGTGTTCCGGACCAAGTCGTCTCTTTTTATGAATAGTGCTGTAGCCATTAGATACCAGGTTGAATGTCTTTAGGACTCTTCGGATTGATGAATCCTTTATTCTTCATTTTGTTTGGAGCGACGCTTACCTTGTTTGGATTCTTTGGTGGATCGAATCCTGCTCTTCTAGCTTCGCTTCTGCTGACCGTTTTTGCGTTTGGTGAACGTGGATCCACACCTATGCCTTTGCGGCTCATATACGTCTTTCTAAACCATTTGTGGTGACATCTTGGCCCTCCCTTGTATAGCCATATGCTATATGTGTCGGCTCCGTATGGTCCGAAGCCGGCATTCACCACTTTGTTGTCTAGAGCTACGATGTCTTCTTTTCTGTAGACCTTGCTGGCCGATACCATCTTCTTGCAGAATTCTCTGCTGTCGGTTCCTGCCTTGTTAGGTGCGTATTGATAACGCACTAGGAAAGTGACGCCGTCCTTCACGGCGTCCTGGTCACTCTTCGCACGTGGACGTGCTGTTCCAGTACTCGCTAGGCCAATCATCTTATCCAGGGCTTCTTCCTGATCGTAGTCGACCTCTCTCTCATCTACGAGTTCCCATTCCTCTTCGTTGATATCCTCACCCATTGCTATGAGCTCATCTACTGCTTCGTCGTATTGCCTGGGCATATCAGACAGGCAAGTATGTGCGGATAGCTTTTCTCCTGTTTCCTTCTCTGTCTCTTCTTTAGTTACTGCTGCTGTGCGATCGGTAAACTCGAGCGGCTGTAGTGTCTTGAAGTATAGGTCCAGGTTGATGCCGTTTACAGCAAGTATCTGCTCGATGGCATTCAGGATCTGTTCCTGGAATGGACGGATTACCGTGTTGTCGAACAGCAGTGTTGCTGTTTCGATCTCCTCGGCATTGTTTCCTAATCCACTGTTGTCTTTAATTCCCAGGAGCATTGGTGAGGTAACCCGGTGAGCTACCATCAGCTTTTGCATTGATTCTCCTGATAGGAATTCGTATTGTGCTGCAGCATCTGTAAGCTGCACGGGATCGATAGTGGCCGCTAGTTCTTTGCTCTCGTTGAAGGCAATGATCGCTCTTCCCGAGTTGCTTGATCCTGACCACTTCTCAATGATGCGTCTTTCGATGATCATTCGCTCTTCCTCATCCGGTACTCCGTTGTTGAAGTTGATGAGCATTGACGGAGCCATACCATTTTTGATGTTGTTCAGGTGGTAGTTGGCTATCTCTTCTTCGAGCTCTGCATATGGCAGGCCTCCTTGATAGTCTACTGGGCTGTAGTAGTAGAATCCTGCTTTGTACGGACGTACCACCAGGATCTCTAGGTTCTCTGTGCTGTATCCGAACGCTGGGATGCGTTCCGGGCTATGCTGTGGGCCTACCTTGGTCCAGTCCGGTGCGTAGTAGTATGCTTCGATATCTCCTTCGTCATTCATCTTCTCCGCTCGGAGCGTCTGAATTGGCATATGCTCTACCTGACCGACTTGTCTGTCTTTCGTGTAGATTACCTGGAAGGCACATTGGCCCATCATTTTTAGGTCGGCTGTCACCTTGCGGAGACAGTCCGGGTGAATCAAGGAACGCATACGAGCGTAGTCCTCGGGCTTTTTATTGCTGTCGGTAGCATCTATCCCCTTTCCATATATAAGGTCGCTAATGGCGTTTATAATGGCGTTATTCGTAGGGCTGCCGTTGTATCTGTCGATCAGGTACTGGTAGTAGTTGTTATCGTCACCGTATTCTACCCATTCCTTGTTGCGTTGTTCTGTAATCGCAGGCTTCGTGTAGCTCGATAGATTGATGCTGTGGACCTTCATCATATGGTTATGTATTCGTTGGCGTTAGCCTTTTCGTAGATCTCGTATTGACCTTGGTTAATTGTGTAGTCCGGTAGGTCCGTTTGATCCGTGCAGTATATCTTGCCTCTGTATATCTCACTTGCTCCTTCCGACACAACAAAATAGTAAAAAATGCCTTCAGCAAAGGTAAACGTTCCTGTGAGTTCCATAAAATTACCCGAAAGGACAGGAGTGATTGTCTCCTCCTGGGACGTGTTCTTTGACTCGTTAGTCACCTTTACAGTCACGTTCCCACTGGTGTAGGATCGTGGAACGATTTTCAATAGCTGATTGTCTGTTTTTACTATGTGCATATATAAGTAACTGAAAAAATAGGTTTTGTACCAAAAAAAAAGGACGGCTTTTTGGCCGTCCTCTCTTTTCCTTACTCCTAGGGCTGATTAGGAGTTGGTTCCTTCAGTTACTGTAACTGTAGATGTAGTCAATCCACCGAATGGATCTGCTGCTGTTGCTCCGTTGATGAAGTTTGCTGGAAGCACCTCCTGGCCAGTGAATGTCAATGTGTAACCTGATAGGTCACCCATTGCTGCACCAGTCACGATTGTTCCTCCGGTTACCTCTGCTCCGTGTTCTAGACCTACTGCGAACAAGTTGTCGTTGTAGTCTTGTACGAAGATCTGTGGACGACCGTATGCTAGTAGCTTTACTTCGTTGTGGTCCTCCTTGCTCAATTTAGGCAAGGTCAAGTTCAACGTCTGCTCGAAGAACGTTGTTCCATTCTCACGGCTAGAGTTGATTGATTGCTCGAATGAGCTGCTGCCTTTGAGCTCATACTTGTACACTGTGAAGTCAGCAGAGAAATCTGTGATCTCACCGTCTGTACCTAGTGTCGCTGTTCCTGCGTCACCGTAGTCAGCGAAGTATACTGCTGTGATACCACCTACTACGTCCTTACAGGGTGCCTTACGGCCTTGTGTTAAATCGCACGCCATTGTTTCTTTCTTTTATTCGTTTAATAAAAAAGGGCAGACAGGCTTTTGCCCACCTGCCCTTCTATCTATCTATGTCCTATTGATTAGGTGTAGTATACGATGTCTGCACCGATACCATACTGAACACCTGCTGTGAAGCGCATCACGACACGTACGTTCTGTGATCCGTCCAAGTCAGCCATATCAATCAGCTTCACCTCGTTGTGGTCAGACAACAATCCTGTACCGAAGAACAAGTTCTCCTTCTGTGCAGCGATCATTTCGTTGTCAGACATACCTGGAGCAACAAACAATTTCACACCGTCGAATGCCAAGTCTTGACCGTTAAACCAAGTTGTTCCTTCGTTGCGAACACCATTCGCACCCAAGCCTGAAGCACCGAAGCCTCCTAACGCACGTACGTAAGCACGAGCGACGTTGCTTGATACGTACAAGTACAAGTCTTCTTTACCGTATACTGCCGTTGGGATAGCGTCTACTACTTTACCCATTTCAGTGATTACGTTTGCAGCCGTTACTGATGTACCGGTTACGTCGATTACGTCAGCGTCAGCAGCTAACAATGTAGCGAAGCCGTCAAACTCACCTGCGTTTGCAGTTACACCTGACCAGATGTTCTCTTCTGTCTTCTGTGCTACCTTTGAGATCACGTGACCCAATAAGAAGTCAGCGAAGCTAGGAGGCAAGCTGTCAAATGCGCTGTAGCCCATTTGTACTGCTTCCCAGTCAGAACGGAAGTCTTTCTTACATAATTCCAAGTTTACCTGGAACTCTTCTGGTTGTAAGATGCGCTCTGTCAATGTCACTGTCGATTGATCAGCGAAGTCACAAGCTGCGTCTTTTACCAAAGCGTTAGTAGAAAGTTTTTTCATTACTTCCTTGTACTTCACGTTTGGCTTAACGGTGATACCACCGCCTTCGATTGTGTCTGCACTCAAAAGTGCTGCCGACACGTACTTACCTGCAAATTCGCCAGCGTAAGTTGTAGTAATAGATGTTGCCATTTCTATTCGTTTTTGATTAAATTATAAATTGAATTTACGGATGCGCTCTTCAGCGTCTCCGTATGCTTCTTCTGCTTGTCTGATTGCTCGACGAGCTTCGCCGACTGCAGGAACTTCTACTCCTAGTTGTTTTCCAGCGGCTTCGACTTCATCGATATCGTTTTCTAAACCACCAAGGTCTCCCGTCAGTGATTCGTAGAGGCCTTTCATCATAATGTATGTTCCGTATGCACGGTCCATTTGTTGATCGAAATCTATAATGTATCCTTCTAGCTCACGAGCCTCGTCTAACATTACCTCTGTATTTCTCTCTAGCTCTTCTACTGCAGATAGCTTCACTTCCTGTGATGCTAGCTCTTGTTTTGGCTTGGCCATATCTGACCAAAGTTTATTGAGTGCTTTCATATTATAAGGCTCTTTTAATTGATGCTTCAATTCCCTCTAAACCTGCGTACCACATCTTCAACATTTGTTGAGCATCATCAGCGTATTTAGGGAGTTGTCTTATACCTAGTTCTGCCGCACCTTCTTGTACGGTTTCAATAATCATTTCAAGTTTGTTCTCAAGTTGCTTAAGGTCTTTCTTTGACCGATTCACCTCTTGCAAGTTGTTTTGAATAACAATTGAGTTTTGACCAAGCTCATTGTTAATCTTCTGCCATTGCTTAATAATAGCATCTATATCGTCTTGAGCGTTAAGGTCTACTCTTTGTTCTCCTAGCTCTACTTTCTCTTTTGAAAGCTCTGCTTTCTTTGAGGCCATCTCTGACCATATCTTGTTAAGTGCTTTCATTATCGTTGTGCGATTTTAGCGAGTACTCGGTCCAGGGTAGTTCCTTTTGCTTGGTGAGCAAAAGACTTCATATTCGCAGGTTGTTTTGCTTCAGGGTTAGCTTTGATTGGTTTTGCAGCTGGCTTCTGTGTAGAGAGTTTCTCTTTAGCCATCTCCTCTTCCTTTGGAGCCATCATTCCTTTGATCTCTTCGATCATTCCTTTAAGCTCGTCGATTGCTGCTCCGAGCTCTTCTTTTGTGGCGTATGCCATCTCCTCTTCTTTGACTTCTTCTTCTGCAGCTTCTACTTCCTCTTCCGGAGCTTCTTCCTGTGCAGGAGCCTCTTCGCCTTCACGGATCTCGGCGATGATGCCTTCCTCCGCTACGATCAATGTCATTCCGTTCTCTAGTTGGTAGTCTCCGATCGGTAGTGCTACTCGCTCATCTTCTGTTACGATGAACACTGATTGGCCTGCTTCGAATGATTCTGCTTCGATTACTGTTCCGTTATCGAGCTTCATCTGCTCGAGCTTCACTTCTTCCTGGGTAGATAGATCTACGTTGAGGAGATGTGCAATTTTGTTTAGAGTCTCTGTCGCTTTCATATATAAATAACTAGTTTATTATACTTTGTTTGATTTTTAGTTGGACTTTTTTTCTATTTCCTTCAGTTTGGCATCGGCCCATCGCAGGCCGGCCTTGCCTCCCCATAGCAAATAGCTGATAGTTCCGCAGGCTTCTGTGTCGCCTTCGTCGTAGTATTCTTCTGCTCTCGATAGGTAGCTGTACATTCTCTTAATGGTCTCTAGTGTGACCGCTTCTTTTTGTGCGAGTTGCTGCGCTCTGACCTTTCCTACCTGGGTTGCACACTTGTTGTTTACCTTCTCGTTGAGCTCAATGCCTCGTTTGGCATTGTTGCTTACTGCATCAGGGTAGTCTGAATAGCTTTCCAGGTTTTCTTTCTGTAGCTCCTCTCGTATGATCGATAGAATCTCTTCTGCTTGTTGTTCCTCGTCGATGATCTCTTCAAGGTCCAGCTGTCTTCCCATATTCACTTTGTCAGCGAAGTATCCCTCTATGGAGAATCCTTTGACCTTACCTGTCTTGACGTATTTTTCCCATACATCGTCGTTGTAGACCTTCATCGATACCATCCAGGTGCCTTCCGGGACCTCCATTCCGAATGCTCGGCTCTTGTCTTGTTCGCCTTCGACGATCCAGGACTCTACCACACTCAATCCTTGCAGGTCGATTTGGTGTTCTAGGGTGCTCTTGTTTTGGTTTCCCTTCGTGAGGAACATCTCACTGACCTTACGGATCGTGTCCTTTGAGAAGTAGATGTAGTATTCGTCTTCTCCGTTCTTACGGTAGATGGTCTTGTTTGGGATCAGTGCTGGTCCCATTAGGATTTGTCGCTCACTGTCTACTTCAGCGAGCTTTACTTCGTGGTCCTTGCTTAACTTTACGAAGTTCTCTTCGATCGCTGGGTATTCCACAATGGAGATGGCTTGGACGCCAGCCATCATTTCTTCCTCGTCAAGGATGAGTTCTACTATTTTCATATTGATGCTGTTTTTACTCTTTTTCTATCTAGTTGTTGTTGACTCGTTACCTCACCTCCTACTACGTAGGCCTTCACCGGACGCTCCTGTGATAGGCTCTCTGCAATTTGGTTAATTCCACTCGAACCTACAACATTAAATTGTGGGCTTCTTTGGGTTGCCGGAACGGATGGCGCTCCACCGCCACCGCCCGATGATCTTGACGGTGTTGATGTTGTTCCTCTTGGATTAAACTGTTGGCTCTGTATCTGCTTTAGTTTTGCGATACCGAATGCTGTAGCAAGTCCTGCCTGAATCACCGGGTATGCAGGGAACACTGCCGTTAACGGACTTTTCTGTGCTGTGGTGTAGGCTGACTGTGCACCTTCTATAGTGCTCATCACTGTGCTTGCTGCAGATAGTGCCTTCTGTACCTGGAAGGCTCTTCTCTGTTGCTCTTCACTCTGTCCAGCGAAGGCTTCTGTTAGTGCACTCACTGCCTCAAGGCCTTGTTTAGTCATCTCGTATGCTGCAGCCATCGTCTCTTGACGTTGCTCTCGCTTCGTTACCTCTGTGTCGTAGTCGATACGCTTGCTTTCAGCAGCGTACTCGGCCTCTAACAATAGCTTCTCGTCTAGCAGTTCCTGGTACCGGGCCGTGCCCTCTTTCGTGAGGGCTAGCTCATCTTCGATGATGCTTACTCGTGAGTTCTTGGTTTCCTCGGCTAGTTCCTTTTCGAGTTCTAGTCTTCGGATCGTGTTCTCTTCTTGGTCTATTGCTGCTTGCTTGGCTATCTCGTTAGCGTCGATCGCCGCTTCTTTCTTGGCTCTTGCAATCTCTAGTATCTCTCTCTCGAGTGCTTCCTCGTTAGATAGCTGCTCGGATCTAAATCCAGCGATCTGTGCTTCTACTGCTGCTACCTCATTTTTAGCATCTATCAGTTCCTTCTGAAACTCGACATTGTTCTTATCCAGGTTGGCGTTCATTTGCGCCTGGGCGAGCCTTGTCTGTGCTTGTTGCATCATTGCAGCTTCCTGCTCATCGAGGATCTCTCCTAGACGGTTGTTGGCTGCGATACGTTCCTCTATCGTGTTTCTCTCGTCATCACGTATCTGTCTTTGTTGCTCCGCTTGTAGATCGTACTTCTCAATGAGGCCCTGGTTTATTACATCAGCGAGCTCTGCCTGTTTGTTGAGCTCGGTCATTGCTGTTGCTGACTCATATGTCTTCTTGGTGTAGTCTGCTACGGCTCCTGCTACCTTCTTGGTCCCCTCCACCACTTTACCGACAGTGCCATCTACCCCGGTGAAGACATCGACCATCTCGGTACCTGCATTCTTCACTTCGTCTAGGGCGCCTTTGAAGTCGCCTGTGAAGAACTTCTGCATTGCTTTTCCTACGAAGCCTAGCACATCGAGCATAGATTCGAAGCGCTCGATGATGTTGTTCTTGATCGCCTCGCCTAGCTGCTGGATGTTCTCTTTAGGATTCTCGAATATATCTTTGAAGAATCCTGTTATGCCTCCGATGTTGGCTTCTATGAACTTTACAAAGTCGCTGAAGGCTATCTGCAGGAAGTTGAACGCCGTGTTGAAGATGTCTACTACTCGCTGGTTGTTGTTGAACAGGTCGTAGAGGACCTCCATTGCCTTCTCCACCAGGAAGATGATTCCTGATGCCTTCCCGATATTACCAAAGGCTTTGGATAGCTTGCTTACTCCCTTCTCACTCTTACCTGCTGTCTCTCCTACTGCCTCGACACTGTCTTTGGTATCTTTAAGTCCTTTGTCGACGTCTCCTAGGCCTTTCTCAAGGCCGGAGGACATCTCTTTGATAGCATCCTTGAGCTCATTGATCGCACCTACCAATTCATTGGTTTGGTCCGTTGCATTTGACTCGACGTCTATCTCTACTGTTTCCTTAATGGCCATTCTTTAGTTTCTTTAGGTATTGTTTCCAGTTCTTCGGCTCTTCGTATTTTCCTTTAGCAATAGCGATGTTTTCGGTTGTCGGCTTTGCCTCCGGTAGCATATCTAGTATCTCTCGTATCATACGTCGTTCAATAGTTCTAGCGTCACCTGGCCTGTCGTCAGGTCCAGGGTTGCATCGTTGATAATATAGTCTCGGTCCACGATTGTTAGCTTGTCGTTCACCTTTAGTTTGTACATCACATCACTAGGGAAGATGCCTTTGTATTGGTAGACTCTCCTGGCTGTGCTGTATAGGTCCGTGATGTAGTCTTGCCAGTAGGTTTCGTATAATCCTCCGGTCTGATTTGATCCGGTGTATGGATCGATCTCCGTTCCGTAGTTCAGGGTTCTCGTGATGTCTTCCGAGTCTAAATCGTTACAGTTGCTCACGAGCCAAAACCTCGAGATCTGCTCCTCTGTGTCCGAGGTGTTGATGTATGCGACCGTCTTGGTGAGCGATGGGGTTAGCGTCGGTACGTAGAAGACGTAGGGTGCTCCGACGTATGGCTTGAGGTCCTTGTCTATCGACTTGCCTACTGCGAAGGCTGTTTGTGTTGCATCGTTGGCGTCGATCAGCCTTTCGAAGAGCAGGTGCTCGATTGTTGTTTCTACCTCGAAGTCTCCACCGTCGAAGCTAAAGTCGGCACGGAGGTCACCGTAGCCGACCCCACCACCACTTGTGTTTCTGTAGATGTCCCCGACTACCGCTTCGGTCTCCTGGTACTTGAATTCTATACGCTTGTAAAGTTCCGGGCGCTTGGCGCTGAACTCTGTCGTGTCTATGTACCTCGTTACGTCAATCGTGTTGCCGTCAGCATACCAATCGTCTAGCGGCTCTAGTGTGTAGGTGTCGTTTCCTTCGTATACCACCACTAGGTTGAACATCTTGATCAGGCCGGTGAGGAAGTCTATAATCTTCTGCTCGGGCAGCTGCTCTGACATCAGCACTTCCGTGATAAAGGTCTGTAGCGTTCCTGCTGTCTGTGCATCGAACTGACTTGTAAACGGTAGGACCGGCAGGAGTCCTTCGACGTTACATTCCACCTCTAGGCTTCCTCCAGCCCAATTCGGGCGTGGAGCGAAGTAGAAGGATATCTCGTCGTCTTCTTCAAGGTCCCACACGAACAGATCGCCTGTGGTGTTTCCTGTGATTGGGATCGTGGCTATCTTTATCGGCGCATCGTCGTCTCTCTTCTTGTAGACGTAGAACTCGCATTCGTTCCCACTCACGAAGTTCAGGTCGTACTCGATCTTCATATAGCCATAAGTGGCTATTGTAGATCCTACCGTGTATTGGTCTCTCGTAAGGTCGAAGTTGGTTCCGGTAACGAAGTTGATTTGCTTTGGTGTGTATCCGTCCCTTTGGTCCTTGAACATATAGCCTTCCTTGCGGTGGCACCACATATATAGCTTTGCAAAATCAGCGGAGTCAAAGAGGTCGCTGTTGAACGTAATTCCGTAATCGCTTTCAATAGCATCGAGGATCGCTTTGAGCTTTATCGCTGGTTTCAGGTCGTAGTAGAACACTCCGTGCTCGTTATGGCCGGAGTGGTATTGGATGTTGTCCTGGTCGTGGTTACTGCTGTCGCTATCGTAGAACCAATTGTGGCTGCTGGATATCAGTGGGTAGATGACATTGCTTCCGGTCCCTGTGACGTGTCCGTCTAGGCCGGCTTTGATATTGGTATCGTTGTAGGTATGGTCGCCTATCGATAGGTCCAGGTCCGATAGCTCGTCTTCTCCGAGCTGGTCCTTCAGGCTTGCTGTTTTTCCGAAGAAGGTAACGTTGTAGGAGTAGGGTTCTCCGTTCTTGAACTGTAGGCCTTCGAGCTCCAGGACGCCTTCCCTGAATAGGATCGTGTTTACTTCGATGAATGCATCTACTCTTACGTTGGCGTCGAATCCGCCAACGACATCCACGTTGTAGTAGTGGCTGAATATACCGTTGTTCACCTTTGTGGCCGGTAGGCTAAAGGTCTGACTAAACTCTCCGAAGACCGTTCCTATATCCTGGATGTTCTGCACCGATAGGTTCAGGGTGATGCTTTCATCCTTGAAGGCGTCGGCTCGGGTGCCGTCGATATATAGGTCTACTTTGTTCATTAGAGCGTTGTGTTCAGTTCGTCAAATGCGTATTCGATGTCCAGCGTGTAGTTAATCAGCTTCTCGTTGACTTCCTTCTGCTTTGTCAGGCTGCTTGTGGCCACGTTTACGGCCACGGAGCCGTTGTTGATGGCGTAGGTATAGCTACTGCCGTTTTTAACGACTGTGGAGGCTTCCTGGGTTACCACGAGCACATACTCGGAGAGCAGCAGTTGCTCCATTACCTCTTTGAATGCTTCGTCTACAAATCCACTGTTGATCGTGAGTCGTCTCTTGCCGTTGGTATTGTACTTTTTGTAGACCGGGTTGTGCAGTCCGTATCTGTATGCTCCGTCTTGAACATTCCCTGTGATTGTTCTGTACTCTTCCTTGGTAACGTCTATCGTCTCTTCGCTGCGCTTGAAGAAGGTAGCGTAGTTCCAGGTGCCGTATCTCGAGATGTAGGCTAGCTGTACCGGTGCGTACTTGATTTCGCAGGTTGGTATAAACTTTCTTTCGTCAATTATATTCTCGAATGTGTCTAGCAGTTGTAGTTTGTACCAGGTGCTGTTGATGATATCTAGGCTGCTGCCCTGGGTAAGTAGCCAATTCTTTAGATTGGCCATACCGCTTGGGAATAGTTTAATTCTATCCTCTGCTTGGTCACCGGTATGTACCACATTCTCCGGTACTGCGTAGTCGTACTTTGTTCCGTCGTCTAGCAGGATTCGCATTGTCCTCCATCCTATGTTAGCGCATTGGAGGCTCTCGATCGTGCCTCCGTCAGCAATCACTCGGTCCTCGTATGAATAGACGATGTCTAGGCCTTCTTCATATTCCCCTAAATAGATAGGCATCATTTCTACGTTGTATTCGTAGGTGTTCTGATCGCTTGTCGGCGATAGTATCGTTTGAGTGTATGCGTAGTTTGCTCCCTCGTCGAAGTAAGAGTAGCCTTCTATTACTTGGAAGATATCACTGCTCCCTGTGTCGTTAGTCGACGTGTTGTAGGTCACGTCGTAGTCTATCTGCACCCAGGCGACTCTATTGTTCTGCTCACTCAAGATGTTGTTGTTAAACAGCTTGGCGATGTTGATGTTTATCTGATCAGCTATGAGTGAGGAGATGTCTGTCGTATGCGTCGTGTTGCTTCCGAATCCTGTGGTCCTGTTGATTGTGATATGTGGACTTGCTGGCCGTGAGGCTCTTTCTCCTGTCCATATATACACCTCCATCTCTACCGAGTTGATGGTGGTGACGCTCGCTTCGCTCCAGGTGATATAGATTGGTGACCGGGTTCCGTATAGGCCTTGTAGTGTATTCAGTGCCATTAGTTAAATATGTCTTTTAGTGTGAACTTCATAAACTGTTCGACGTCGAGCTTGAAGGCCTTCCGGATGTCCTGTGGCATTCTTCTGTATCCTAGTGCGAATGCTCTACTGAAGAAGTGAGACGGTTTGATGCCGTCTCTGTATATCTTGTTCTGTATTGCAAAGGCTAGGCTTCTTCTCTTGATGAACCTTCCTTTCTCGTCTCGTATGTCTTTGAAGCCCTTCTTGACGATCCACTTGTCTAGTGGTCCGATTGGTGGCTTCTTGTTCTTGTAGCTGTAGGGTGTGTTGTACTTCTTCTTTATACCACTTACACCTTTGTCCTG